TTCTTTGTAAGGTGTGAATTAACCTGAACAACCTTGAAGTTATTTACATCAAGTACTGGAGCATTTGGCTTAACACCAAGTGTTGATGGTGGAATAGAATCATCCTTAAGTGCTTTGATCATTTGACCAAAGTCAGCAACCTCTGCCTTATAATAAGTAGCAAGGTTTTGAACCTCGCCATTGTCTCTTGTAATAAGAAGTTCATTGGAATAGAACGCCGTACCAGGTGACCAATTCTCAGCTTCAAGATTTGAATCTGGATCAACTGGCTTAATGAATACAACTTGTCTTTCATCAAAGCCAACATTAACCTCAATGCTATTATAAGCTTCTTTGCCCTTGTAGATTTTTAGTTGGTCAACACCAACCATGATTGATTCATAACCTTCAAGTAATAGTAGTTCAACTTCAAGAGTATCCGTGTTAAGAGAAACAATTCTATACTTAGTTGAAGCATTACCAGAGTTAACAAGTAGTTCATCACCAATCTTTAGTGATTCCGTATCCGACATTGTTTTAGACGAATCGCTGTATGTGAACTTATTGAGTGTATAAAGCTTGATAGTTTTTACTTGAGTAATACCATCAACAATAATGTTACGCTGTGTTGTTCTAACATTAGACACAGAGAATGCACCGGAGTATTGAGATGATCTTACAGGAGCATCAATAATTTCCTCGTCAACAATATACTTGATAGAGTTAGTTGCAAGATTTGAGACTAATGTATTGACTTCTAAGACATCTAGGCCCTTAAGGTTATCATCGAACCATTCAGTAGAGTTAGTGTCATTAGAATCGATTAAATACCTTCTCAGCTTGATTTTTTCAGTGTCAGCTGGTACTTGACCGTTAACATTTAGTTGAACCTGTAATAGTGGGTTTAAGAATGCTTCAAAGAAGTTATTAGTCTTAGTAATAAATTCTCTTGGAGCTGAAATTGAAGTAACAGATTTTGCTGGGGTCTTTAGCTTAGATTTATTAATTTGTCTAAATGTACCATCAGCCATCTTCACAGTGGCGTCGCCAGTATTTAGGCCAGATAGTGATTTGAAGTTTAGATCAAGTCTTTCAATCTCACGCTTCAAGTAACCAAAAGCTGGAACTTGAACAGTCTTAAGATTGCCCTGTTCATCAAATAGATCCAGTGATACTGTTTTTTTATCAGTAGTAATGGCTTCAGAGATCTTTTCAAAGTTCTCCAAAGAGTTCTGGTTCATTTCCAGAAACTGTCTAATAATTTGCGAAATACTGTTATTTGCCATCTTATCTTAGTACGTCTGCTACAAACGTTAGTGTTGCTTGATTTGTACAAACAATCTCAATATAAGGTTTGCCATTTCTCAAATCGCCATTTACAATTTGAGCAACTTGTGACCAACCATTTTTCTTGTCTGTATAAATGTTGATGTTGTAACCGTTCATTTCAATAATGTTATCAAAAACTAGCTTTAGTGTTTGACCATCTTTCCATGATGCAGTGCTATCATCAATGTATATATTAACATCATTATTTGCCACGCTTCCACCACTCTTAATATTAACTCTCATCATATTCTCAAATGGCTTAAGTCTTGCAAAGATACCTTTATTTAATGCATTAGATGCATCATATGCAGTAACCTGTAGACCAGATGTAGATGTAAGATTGTCCCAATCAAATAGAGTTAGAAGCTTGTATCCGTATACGTTATTGTTAATCTTAATCTTATTAGGCACAGATTTATCAACTGTAGTACCTAGACCGTCGTGAATAACATTTGTATTGTATTGCACTTCTGTTGGAATAGTACCATCAACAATCTGATTGATGCGTCTATTGATTTCAGTAATCATTTGTAGAAGTGAAGTCTCATCGGCAAAGTTAAGTGCCGCATTTTCAAGCTGAGTTTGTAAAGTAACAATTTGTTGCTTCATCAAATCAGCGTCCTCAGATGATAGGACCATATTCTCCATAACATCAAGTCTATTAGCAATGGCATCATATCTACTGTTTGCCTGCATTAGAAGCTTTGCTGCGTTCTCAAGAACTGATGTAGTGTCAAAGAAAAGATCCATTGAGAACGTTGTAAAATCGTTGATAGAATTTTCAACGCCAACATTGTCAAGTGAAGTATTGTATTTGATATTAAGCTTTAGTGAATAAGCATTACCGTTCAAACCAGTAATTGAGTTTGGCTTGAATTTTACAAATTCTCTAATCGTGTTATCCTTAAAGTTATCAAGCAATAAGATACCATATAGGTTTGTAGCTCTATTGCCTGGGTTTGATTGTGAATATAAATCGTAATAAACTAGAACAGCATTAAACTTAAAGTTACCGCCCTTTTGTGAAAAATCATGCAGTGTATTGATTGAAGAGTTAACGCTAACAGCATAGTAACTACTTTCATTAAAATCAATACCAACAGCTGGGTTTAGATTTGTGTTGACATCATATTCACCATTTGTATCAACTAGTGTATCTAAGCTAAAACCAACTTCAGGGTGTGTTGTTGTAGCTCTACCTTCAATCTTTGTGTTAGCTGTAAGTGTTAAGCTTGTTGTATTATACGTATCGTTTTCAAAAAGAACAACTGGCGTATAACCAACAGATGAAGGTACATTAATAAAGATTTCCTGGTATGTATTTGCAGCATAATTCTTGTCATTGATTACATCAATAGTTCCAAGATATTTAATGATACGCTCATAATCATTACCTGTGCCACTTGCATTGTCCTCCTCTGTGTATCTACCTAATGTAGAAACGGCTTCACCAGAAGTCGCCGTTCTCAATCTAAACGCACCAATAGATTGTAGATACTTAAAGAAGATCTTTTCAGCATCAGATTTATATAGGATTGGATCAAAATCATCATCATTTCTAATGATTTCTTCCAGGTTTAATGCATAATTCTGCAGTGTTTCAGCCCAAGACCTGTTAGTGTCTAGGCTTGGCACATAGTTATTACCCGCAACATCCTCAAGTCTTTCAAATTCGATTGTATTAAGACCGTTAACCTGAGCAGTAACCTCTGGAAGATCAAGTAGGGCATATTGAGAGAATTCAAACTTTAAGTCTGGATCTCCTTGTGCTCTTGTTAAATCTCTTGCAGCGGAAGCAAAGGCGTACATTGTACCACCCTGCTCTTGCACGGTTCTTACTAATGGTGTTGCCATGGATATATTTATATTTTATTAAGCGATGTTAATATTAATTGGTGATGCAGCGATTACATACCAATTTGAACCAACATATCTTAGAGTAATTGTACCAGCTGGGTCAAGTTCAATTGTAGAAACACCAGCAACAAGCGAAGCGTCTACAGTAACCATTGCATTAGTTGCAATGATTGTAATTTCTTGACCATCTTCAGCTTGTGCCAAGCTTACAGAAGGCGCTGAGTTACCATCAACAACATATGTTGAACTTGTATAACCCAAAGCACCTGGCATGCTTGTTGAAACTGCAACAGAACCATATACAACACCAGCACTTGCAGTAAGCAGTTTAGAAACCTCAGTAGCAACATCAATAGTTACTGCAGAAGCACCAAGTGCAATATCACCGCCAGCAACAGAAATCGCAGTAGCTTCAATATTATTTACGCCAGTTAGGTTTGTTGTTGTTGGGTCTAGAAGTGACGTTACCGATGTAAGCTCGTCATTAATAGCAGTGAAATTATCATTTAAAGTTACTCTAGAACTTGATAAGCTATCTGTACCCTGAATTAGTGAAATGATTGCCATTTTACGTTTTTTTATTTAATTGTTAGTGCGTTTTTGCTTATTTCATTAGTGTTACCATTAACATCAGTAACTTTGAGCTTAATTGTGTAATCACCCTTATGCTCAAAGAGATATGTTAACCACTTATTATTGTAGTATATATCTTCAACGTTTTGACTGTTATTCTGAATAGTCCATGAATAAGCGACCTTACCCGGTATTTTAGATTTATCAACCGAGAAAGTAACGTGTGATAGAAGTTCTAAGTCTGTATGATCATCAATAATTTTGATGTCATTGTACGTTGGATTGTATGATTTATAGTGAACCTGGTCTTCAATTTGAATTGAACCAACCAATACTTCAAGCGAGCTATAATCATAAACATGCGAATACTGTTTACCAACCACAAGAATGCCTTCACAAATTGTAGGTGAACCCGCTTTGAAAATTGGATTATAGTTAAACTTAGATAACACGTAATCCGTTGAAGCATTTAATAGATCTGCAGTATTTTGAAATGCAGCTGTATCTAGTGGGTCGGTTAGATCATCGAGTAGTGTAATAATGCCACTGTAAGTCGTATTATTAGCTACATTAAAATAGTTAACCTTAAGTTCAGAACCGATATCACCGCTTATGATTTTGAACGAAGATGTTTGGTCCATACCAACATAAGTCGCATCCCACCAAGTGTGCTTACCGTCATTCCATGTATGCTTTGAAAGGTTTTTCCAAAAGTATGGTCCAGTAGTTTCACCATAACCTCCAGGTTGTGCAGTGTCTTTATATCTACGAACCATTGAAAAGTTAACACCCTGTGATTCATCATGTAAATAGTTTGCTCTGTCAAGAGTTAAGTACAGTGTACCAATTTCAGCATCAACATCTTCTGTATTCTGCTGTGGGAAAACCCAATCACCACCGGCATCTTCCCATTTATATGTTGAATTACCCCAAAGAACATTGTCAACATCTTTCCACTTAGTGATACCGTAAATTTCAATAGATTTCATTTTAACCTCAACCGCGTCTGGGTATCTAAGAACAGTTACATTGTTAAACAAATCAACCTGTTCAAACTTGATAGAATACTTACCAGCATATGGAAGTGCTAGGGCAACTTTTAGGTAATCATCAATTGAACCGACAATTTGAACAGACCAGTTCTTTGGACCAGTAATAGTCCAACGTAATTCATATACGTTTCTCTTCCACCAGTTGTCCCATGTAATAAATGATTCAGCATCGTCCCATGTGAATTCAGCATCATTCCATGTATTGGCAAATGAAGTGCACTCAAGCATAAGTGGTGCACCAATCTTGAGGTCAATACCACTATCCTTGAAAGTACTTCTATCTAAATTATAGTAATCAGTATAGAAAGCTTCAACATCAGTATATAGTGTCGCCATATCTGTACCATCCACCTTTGAGAAGTCTTGTGATTTACCTTCAAGGATTGTTGAAACTTTTTCTAAATCTTCAATAAAAATAATGTCTTGATGGATCTTGATAGAAGGTTCAACACCCGCATTGATAGATGTGATTTCATTCTGGTTATTCCATACATTTGTATTATACAGATTGTAGAAGTCGCCTTCACCGATAATATCGATAATCTTAGCTTGAAGTGGTAAGTATTCACGCTGAAGCTTATTCTTCAGACCATATAGCTTTACAATAACTTCGTCTGGTGTAAAGTCAAATGCCTCTTCAACTGTTGGCATATCCCATTCATCAAATGAACCCGTAGGTGTATTAAGCTTATAGAATAAACCAAACCTTGAAGTCTTTTTGTATGAAGAAGATGGTAGCGCAACCTGCTTTAGTTTAGAAACAAAACCATTTGTTGCCGATGGCACTTCAACCGCTTTCATCTTACCAAACATTGGCGAGCGGTCATCAATCATTAACCAGTATTCTTTAAGCGTAAGATTATTATAGCCAAAGAATTTAATAGCATTAATAAGGGCTTTGTATGTACCGACAAACGGTTTAATGTTTGATAATTCTAATAAAAGCTCCTTACGTTTTCTATTGATTAGCATCCAGTCGGTACCAACCTCATTAATATCATGGTCCTTAAAAAGGAATTGGTCCTTTGCAGTAAGTGTTGCGCCGAAATTTGATAAAAGTATTTCAAGTCTTTCGTCCTCACCTACTGTTTCACCATATACATAAATCTCTGCAATAAGATAGTTATCAACCGTATCATAAATACGTAGGTATCTATAGTGACCAGCTTCATCCTGTGAGTTGATGGCCAATGTAAACTGAATAGCTTCTTTTGAATATGAATCACCAAGTGTATGGATGCCGTCTGTTGTACTTGTTGGTAGTGTACTAGGTTGTGGTTCAAATAATAATGAATCAACATTAGACACAATAAACTCATCATCAACTAGGTTTGTTGTAATAAGATTAATGTCTCTAGATGTATTCTTGGCATTTATAAATTCTGCCTTAAACTGAGAACCTACATTACTACCAATTGGCTTGACAATAATTGGCGCGCCATATTGATTGTATGCTTCTTCAAGCATGAAAATAGTTGCAGTTTCATAAAGACCAGTCGATACCTCCTTTAAGTGCAAGCTACCCTTAAATACACCGTCATTAGAATCATAAACCAATTCAATCTCCGATGCATTACCATTAAATAATCTAATACCTGAATAACGCATTACTTAACCCTCCACTCGTCCTTATTTACGCTAAAAGCTTTGAACACTTTTAGTCTTGAAACAGTTTTAATATTTTCTACAAACAGGTCTTGAATAAAAGAAATAAAGTCGGTAAGAGTGTCATTTCTTTGAATGTGCTTTGATAGCGCATTTCTAAGAATACTCTTTGAATAATCGCGACCTTGATTTTTGCGCTGATCATTCATAGTCTTAGTCAGACTGTACTTCTTAATAATCTTATATCTATAAAGACCTTCGTATAAATTCATTACAATGATTTTCTATTTGCAGATTGAATTTTTGTATATACAGTTCTTGGAACCGGCTTCGAGAAGCTAACAGACAGTGATGCCATTTGTCCAACCTTTGGCTGGTCAACAACAATACCACCAGATCTATCTTGCCATCCACCTCTGAACATAGCAACTTCTTCTTTATCAAGAATAATGTCACCGAATTCATCAAGACCCGTAACGTACTCCCTGACATCAGCTGGAATACCATTTGATGGATTAAATGTAACCGTGTTAGACGTCACAGTCTTTTTGAAGAATAGGATACGGTTCTTACCGTTACCAACATCTTCAAGAACCGGAGCTTGAGGTGTGATGGTAGTCTGAGTCACTGTATATGAACCAGTCCTAAGAGCATCCTCTTGAGACTTTGAAAGGAACTGTACGTTAACAGAATCGATACCATCAATATTTTCAATAAGAGCTACAATATCCGATTTAGGAAGTCTATCTCTTCTTGTAATCTTAAGAAGATACTCAGATACTTTTGCTCTAATATTATTCATAAGTTGAATTTCATCAAAACCCTCAAAGTGTCTTACAGAAACGTTCATTGCATATAGCTTTTGCTTTGGTTCAACAAACTTAATTTCTGTAGTCACCATTTGCTGGCCAGATGTTTCGATAGCCGTACGGATCGCATCAAGCTCAGAAGGCATAAAGAAGAATTCTTCAACAGGCAATGAGAAGTAATCCTGTGAAGATGTTGTCTTAGATGCAACCTCAGGTAGAAGGAATAGGTAGATAACATTGTCATCATCTAAGTATTGATCATCTGTCAAGTTGTATGCATCTATATAAGAGAACATATTGTATCTAGCCAAGAAGTGTTCGTAGTTATCCGGTGTAGCCAGTACAAATGACTTTGATTGCATTGGCGCAATTAGCTTTGTAAATTCAATTGATTCAGCGTCCGCACCCATTTTAGGTGATGAAGTCACCTGCATTTCAAGTAGTTCATTTAAGTCATATTCGTTCTTAACACCATCGTAGCCAGTGTCAACAAACTTAAAGGTCACATCTTTCGATTCACCAAGATTACCCGCGGCACCCTTTGTCTTAATATATTCAACAGTAATAAGAGCACCGTTATTTGGAATCATACCAAAGTTACCATTACCAAAGAACAGGTCAATACCACCCAAGATACCAGTCTTTACAATAACGCCGCGAGTGGATGCATTCATGTCATATAATGAATTGTAAATTGTCCACGATTCACCGTTAACTGCAACCTTTACCTGGTCGTGTGCTGTAGGTCCACCAGTCTGGATATTGAAAGTTTGAAAAGCTTCACCAGTACCCGTGACTGTTTGATTTTCAATTTGACCTTGAATAATAGGTATTTTAATATAATTAAATTCTGATTTGCTTAACGAAATAATATCAGAAGAAGTACGCATTAAATAAACATGACCGTTTAGATCTGAACGGATTTGGCTATTGGCTGGAATGTATAAAGCACTTCCTGCAATATCATTTTGTGTACCTGGTTTCCATCTAATCTGTATTTCACCAATAGATGAAAAACCTCTTGATGGATCGTGTCCAGTTAATCTTGCCAGACCATAAACTGATTCTGGTTGTTGAGCAGTCATAATATTCTGTTCAACTGTTGAATCTTCAATGTAATAAAAGATCATCTCAGTTAATTCAGACATTACCTGGATAATTTGCGCAAATGGCGAAGCTGCCGTAAATAAATTACCAGCTCTACCATAGACCCTACTTACGTACTGTCTTGCGTCCTCTTTAATTTCAGATGCCTTGATTCTAGCAGCTTGTAAAAATTTAAATTCAGCCATTTATTTAGTTCATTAATTTATGTAGACACCAACTTGATATTTGCTATCAATTGTAACGTCTATTTGCGCAATGTCTCTGACCTCACCTCTATAGAAAGAAACAAGAACCTCAACATTAAATTTTGCAGCCAATGGTACAAAACGTTTAAATTGTTCATTGACAATACCCTGAATTTGAACCTCATTATAACCTAATGAATAAACTAGGTCTTCCAGGTTGCAACCAAAATCAGGTTCGCCAAGTACTTCACCTCTATTTGTAAACAAAGTTGTCTCAATCTGTCCAATGAGTTGGGCTACCTCACTCTCAGAATGTACTTTATACGGATCATAATTAGGATCACCAATTGTTTTAACATAGAAGTCCATAGTAATATTATATATTCATCTTATGAGTGCATCATCCAATCAGTGCCTTCGTCCGATTTAATCTCTTCAATAATCTTATCAAGCTCGTCTTGACCCATACCCTGGATAATATCGGCATTGATAGTAATACCACCTGGTAGGTTGTAACTAAAGATTGCAAGCTTTTGACCAAACGCAACCATAACCTTAGCAACAACATATCTAAAAAAGATTTCATCTGCAAACAATGCACAGTCCGGAATAGTTTCATAAACTTCTAGGAATACGCCTTTCTTCGGTGTCTGTCCTGTGAACTTTAGCTCATGTGTTTGTTGTGAGTAGTGGAATGAAAGCGGATTCTCAAGAATCTGTCTAGACATTTCCATACCAGATTGGTTGATTACATAGTACTGTAAGTTTTCCATGGCATTAACCATACCAGCACCTTCATTTGAAAAAGAACCGTAAATCATACGCTCAATATCAAAGTCACCAGTTTGAAACGCAATTGAAGTACCAAAGCTACCGCTACCAGTTTCAAAAACACCGTATACAGAATAAACTTCACCACCGCCTGTAATGCTAGATGGTCCAGGCATTGTTAGTGCTCTTCTTCTTTTAAAGTGATCAGTTTCAAATACTTCCTTTGGGATGTATAAGAAGTTTTCAACCATAGAGTATTCATAGTTCTTATAGAACCATTGTTTAGCTCTTTTAATAATATTGTAGATCTCTGACTGTGGTAGATTCATTGGAATCATACAAGCACCAGTTACATATGAACCAATCTCGTTTAAAAAGTCATTTAAACAATTTGGATCATACGATGGTGGAGTTGTTAAGTCATTTAGATCTCCTACAAAAATATCGCCCATTTTTTTATTAATCTATTTTTTTTGATTGCACAATTTCAGTGCCATCAAATTTTGCTGTTTTTGCGGAGTACTTACCCTCCCTAAAAATGCCGTCCTTCATTGAACCTTTAAATACACCGTCTGTGCCAAATACATAGCAGTTTTCAGCAGAAGATGTTTGGTGAACATATGAAGACTTTAGTTTTGAATTTTTAATAACAGTTGACTGATATAAATTACAAGTCTCAATATCACAACCATCTAATTTACATTTATAAAAGTCACTATATTTTACCTCACCTGCAATTTCACAATCTACAAATTCATAAAACTCAAGACCGTGCGCACCCTTAAATACACCATCCTTGATTTGAATCTTAGACCTATCTGAGTCGTAGTTAATATGACCCTTTGTCATGCCACCCTCTGATATCAATTTAATAACACGCTCCTTGATTTGGTCCCAGTACATATCAATGGTCTCACCTCTGTTACCACCATCTTCACTAAGGTCAAATGTAAACCTGATATCATCAAATTGTTTAAAGTTTCTATGGTCTCTATACAAGTCAAGTATTGGTTGCATGTTACGCATAATTTTACGTAACTCAAGTCTATTCAATTCAGACAAGCTTGAATCAGAACATACATCATGAAGCTGTGTAATAAATAGGTCCATCAATTGTAGGATGTCAACCGTGCGTTTTTGATAATCAGTACCACCCAAGTATCTGAATTCAAGATAACCCTTTTCTTGCTTCAAGAAATTTACACCATAATACTTGGTGTCTGGATATTTAAACTGTGTCTTATTTACAGTATTCTCATTGAATAAATACATACCATTTTTTGGTAGGATGTATTTAATAGATTTTGCATATACAAGATTCTCTCTTTGTGGGAAGTATTTATAGACTTGATCCTCTTTAAATTCAAGTACAAATTTAAGAGTATTCATATGTGTTATAAAATACTTGCCATAAGTTCCTGATTGAAATGAAATATTTAAGTGTAAACCACAACGGTCATTTGTGTAACCATTAGTATCAATCCACTTAAGCATCTTGATGGCAATCAACCTAGCATCCGTATATGGCAAAGGGCCAGTAACTAATTCAATTAGCCCGGCCCCACCCGACATGTCGGGTTCCATTTTAAATACCTTATCAGATGGCTGAAAATCCGAGTGTGCTTTCTTTTCTATTTGAATCTTTCGACCCAATAGTTCGCCTACCGATTTTGCAGTTTCTTCTACAGAAGTATTTGAATAAAATTCAAATTCAAATCCAACTTGTGAATTTAGAAGAACATCTTTATTGTGTTGGTTTAACATAGGTGGAATCTATCTTGTTTAAGTATATATCCACCTCACATAAAGGTTAGTTGGAGCTTAAGCCCCAACCACCTTTAAGAAAACCTTCTTCGTATCATTGTCAATCTTGGTAATTTCGACAGCAACCTCGTCACCCTTTGTAAATCTTTCAGTCAATGAAATATTCTTTTCAAAGTTAGATACGTGTGCCATACCAGTGATAGTTCCATGTAAACCAACAAATACGCCGTAGTCTTTTACAGATCTAATCTTACCTGTAACTACAGATGGAATTTGCAAATCTTTTGTGAACTCTTCCCAAGAGTTGTCTTCCTTAACTTCTACCTGTTCAATTTGAGTAAGGATAATCTTCTTGTTATTAACAATCTCCTTAATCTTAAATTCAATTTCATCACCTGGTTCGATTGAATTATTCTTATGCTTGGCAGACCATTCTGGACTTAGGTCATTAATGTGGATCATACCTGTCAAACAGTTATTGAATTCACAGAAGACACCAAACTTAGCCGTACCGGTCACAAAACCCTTCTGTACTGCGTCCAAATTGTTTTCAAGCTCACCAATCATTTTTGGAATCATAGCTTGTAGATAAGCTCTGTGTGAGACCACAATAGTACCACGCTTAGCAGAGAATGAATCAGGCACAACATACATTTCAGTACCAACGATTGATTCAAAATCAGCCAGCTTATTGATACCTGCTAGTGAACCTGGCATGAAACATTCAATACCTTGAACCTTAACAATGTAACCACCGCCTGGAATCATTGAAGTAACCTTACCCATAAATGCAGTACCACCTTCGTCAGCTGCCATTCTAAGTTCAGCAAATATAACTTGCTTAGCACCTTCAGTAATTGATGCAAGTGCATATTCACGTGCTTGAGTCTTATCACTAAGAACCTTTACAGATACTTCATCACCTGGTCTGTAATCCGCAATAACATCACGGTCTTCACGAGACAAGTCGATATACAACATTTCTCTATAGTTTACATCAACCGTTGCCCATCTAGTAGACATAGAATGAAGCTTACCAGTCATAATAGACCCTTCAACAAGTTCACAGATTTCATCCAAATGGAATGAAGCATTGTTGTACATGTTGTACATCTCCTGTGCATTTGATGCGTGTGAATAAACAATGTGTTTGTGGTTTAGCGTCTTAACCTTATGATTAGGTTTTAGCTTGTGGTTGTGATGCGCTTCGTAACCGTCCCAATCAAATTCACCATTAGGAAGGATGAAGTTATACTCATCATGGTTACCTTCCAGGGTTAGTTCGAAATCGTCTTCTTGTACTTCGTTTAAGAGTTGTACATCCTCTGTTTGAACTTCAACTTTTCTTTTGCTGATACGTTCTCTTTTTTTGTTTTCCATTTTTTTGGTTTAAATAAAAAGGTGAATAAAAATAAATAATAAATTATACATTATATACCCTATTTTTATAGGGTCAATTTTTTAAAGTTAAGAACCCGGGCGACCGCCAATTTGTCCTACATTATCGGGGTTATAACTACCCGCGGCAAATGCCCGATTGCCAGATGAAACGATTTGTGGTTGCGGAACCTTTAGCCATTCGTTATAGCTCTGGAATAATTCACCCCATTCCGCTTCAATCTCGTCAGAGCTATTTACTAATTTCTTAACAGCTTTACGGTTCTTTTTCTTAAGTGGCCATTCACCATTAACGCTATATCTTGACTGTGCTTCAATCTGAATTTCTTGACCTGTTATTGTAGCACCCTCTTCAATATTACCACCGCCGGCTTCAGGGTGTTCGGTTTTATAACCATCATCTGAATTCTTAGCTTCTTTTTCAGCTTTAGCAAAAGCATCTTTTAATGATTGCTGTACTCTTACAATAGGTGCTGCAAGTTGAACTATATCTGTTACAGCCCTATGTTCACCAAGTCCAAGCTCATCCATAAGTTTTAATACAACTAATACACCGGCAAGTACAATATCAATCTTAGTTTTAATTGCAATAATCTTAAGACTAATTTTCAAAACACTACTTAGTGGGTTTGGAGCTACTGGTCCAACAACCGGTGGCATGAAGGCATCCGTGATAGACATAGTTACCTCTTGTGCAACACTACCCATAGTACTTTGCATATCTTTAATCTCAATCTTTAATTGATCAAGCTTATCCTTAAATGCTGCCTTACCAGGTCCCTGTAAAAATGCCTTAGTCTTTTCTTTCTCAGCTTTTACTAAATCTTTAATAGTCTTTTTATCAACTTCAGGATTAGCTTCCTCTAAGTCTTTTTCAATTGTTTTAAAACCAAGCTTATTATCCATATACAAGTCCATGATAAAATCATCACCCGGTAAGATAGCGCCCACTGCTAAATAAGCCGTAATAGCACTTGTAAGTTCGGCAAGCATTAAATCATTTGAAGCACTAGATGAACTAGGGGCATTAGAAGTACCTGAAGTACCAACCGAACCAACACCTGGATTTGCGGCACCGCCGCCCTGTGTTTGATCACCACCGGTCTCCTGTGTACCACCATTGCTATTAGACATCGGTACACCACTATTTGGGGCTACTATTCTTTCTGGCATGTTTTATCTCTTTTGCTTAAAAGTTTTAAACTTAGCTTTAGTCAATCCAAGCTGAATAGTTGTATTCGGTAATACTGGACCGCCATATGGAATATGTTTATGATTGCTAATAGCATCAACAATTTCTTCAAGTATCTTTGATAGTGTTTCACCCTTTACTGCTGGCTCACTTTCATCATTATAACTTGATGCTATAAAAATATCATCAGCATTGATATAAACTTTACCATCCTCCGATAGTCTAACCATTGGCGCGCCAGCTGCGCCGTTGCCTGTTGAGATAATAATACCTTCACCCGGTGAATAAAAAACCTTTGCGTTTTTTTCACCATCATACATTAAAGAAATAACATTTTCCGGTTCTATTGAACCACTTAATACGTCGTCTTTTAAAGCCGTATTGTTATTAATGTTATATTTATAAAGAGGTGTATAGATATTACCGTTGTCAAATATAATTGCAACTATATCGCCAACCTTAGGTACATTATATGAACCGTGTGTATTATTGGCAGCCAATGCCCATGGGATATCCTCAGCATCTAGTAAGTCGAACTTACCAAATACTTTGACTTTGCATCG